GGTGTTATATCGGAAGGCGCCGTAAGCAGGTGAGCCGCGTTGCGATGTCGTGCCCGAGGGCAGTTGAACGAATGAATTACCCGGCAAGGTGGGGTTTGATGCCAATCCAACCGTAGGAGAACCGCCTGAAGCGTTGCCGTTGGTCACGGCAATCTGGCTGGATGTGCCTTGAAGCGTAAACACGCCCACGGATGTGCCGTTGATCGACAGAATGCCTGTGCCGGACGTGCTGGCAAAATTTTGTAAGGTGGCGTTCAAACCAACTGTAGGGTTTCCAGCCGTGCCATCGGCGTTGGCAATAGTCAAGCCTGTGCCGACCGCAATTGCGGTGTTGCTGACCGTTGTAGGGCCGGTCTTGACGATCAATCCGTTGGATGCGCCGTCCAAAGACTGAGCAGCGCCAGTCAGATTGATTTGCAAAGTGCTGCCTGCGCCACCGTCAGACAAAGACAAACCAGAACCAGTTGTCAAATACCGTGCTTGAGTGAGGCCAGACGTACCGCCAACAGTCAAAAATGGATAGTTCAACGCACCGGCGCCAGAAATAGCACCGGTGGTGGTTTGTACTGTCACCCCATTTTGAACAATTGGGACAGACTCAGTGCCTTGTAGTGCCTGCGCCTGTGGGAGTTCGGTGATCGAAACTTGTGCCATATCAGGGTTGCAATCCAATAATTTGTTGATTCCCGTCCTGTGATGGCGTCTGACCGCTTTGCTCAGTGCTCAAGACTTCACCGCCGTATGGCACAGTCACGATGTCATTCGGATCAACCGCCACACTAACGTCTGGACGTGGGTATTGTAGGGTGATCCGCTCAGTTTTCCTAGCGGGAAGACGGTATGGGTCTTTCTCATCCGCACACCCTTGTTGGCACACTTTGAGGCCACTAAAATTTGGATCAGGCATTGCTTCAATGATGGGTCTTTTCATTTTGCAACGATCACAAATAAAAATGGCAATAGACGCATTGCCAGTCGTATCAAGAAATCTTGGCATGATAGGCGTCCTCTATCTTGATCATTTGACCGGCGTCAATCCATCTACGCACTGTAGTTCTGTACAAGCCGAGAAATTTTGCCAAGGCAGAAATGCTTTCAAAATTTTGTTCGCACACAACAATCTTGCGTGATTTATAAAATTTGGCTTTTGCCATTTTTGCTTTTGATTCTTCTGTACGCTTTTTGCCAATAGTGGCTGCTCGTCGTTTTTGAATCATGGCTGGGTCGTTGGCCATTTGTATGCAACGCTCAACAGAACCATTGTTTAAAGATTTTTGACGCAGCACCGTTTTGGTGGCATCAGAATGCCTCAAACCATGAACGCCTTGTCCACCAGATGTAATGTTTACCAATGGCGCTTTGATAGATCGAAAGCAATCAATTAAAAACCGCTCGTGATCTAACGCTTCAGCTTCAGTTTCCCAACGACCAAGAATTTCAGTTTTGAAACCACCACACTCCGCCACTACATCGTGCCACTGTTTATTTCTGTTTTTGGTTGTGGATGCACGGAATTCAGACCCTTTTCCAATGTAAAACACTTCATTGTTGGGTTTGTAATGCGCATATGTGAGGTACTGCATTCTTACCTCGTGTAGACGCTAATGTTCGGGGCGAAGTAGATCGGCGATCTGTCGCGGTTCTCATTTTCCATCATGATGAACAGCTTCTCAGCCTGTGTCTCAAGATATTGAATACGAGGCACATCCACACCGGGCAAAATCATCGACATTTGGTGCGCCAACATGGCTTGAATGGCCATTTGGGCGTACTGAGGAATCTCAATCTGGCCAGACAAATCACCCACATCCATGATCTGGCGTGAATACCACACCACCATCTGCTCAAATGGGTCACTTGGCGTTGGCCACAGCGTGATCTTGGCTTGCGGGATCGTGCGGTTCAGCCAGAACTGGTACGGCTGGTTGGCCGTGAAGTTCTTGTTGGGCAAGTTCGTGTAATCATCACGGTTCAAACGTGCCATCGTGATTTCTGTGGAGTTGTTGCCCACAAAAAACTCAGCCACGCTCAAAGTATTGCCACCAGTTTCACGCATACGGTAATACTGGCATGTCACGCCGGGGTCAATGTCGTACCATAGCCACTGGCCGCTGACCCATGTGGTCACGCCAGTGTCTTCCAGCAGATTCCATGTGGCGCCGTCATTCGACCATTCCAAATAAATGTGGAACTGGCCAGAAGTGGCAGGCAAGATACCAATCGAACCCGCATAAATGGGGTTGTTGCTACCATAGTTGATGCCAATGTAGCCGTTCGGCGATGTCTGGGTGTCGGCAGTCAGCACATTGTTGTCAAACGCAAGGCCAACAACACCGGATGAGCCGAAGTATCCGCCGTATTGGGCAGGCGTAGGACGGCTTAAACGGCGATACAGCGCGTTTAAAACGTCATTACCACCCACAGGTAGCAGATACTCAAATTGATCAGCGTTGAAGCCGTAAACCTTCTTGTCAATGGCCCAATAGTTAATGCCTTGATTGATCAAGTTGCTCAGAACGTAGTACAAAGCCTGTTTAGAGGCCTGAATTTGCTCGACAGTCAACTCTTCGGCCAATTTGCCCGACATCCGGGCGCCTTGGTCGATCATTTGTTGGGTCGTAACGACCGTTTGTCCTACTGTTCCGCTGTAAGCCATTGGTTACCTCACCAGTCTTTGTGCTTGTGGCTCTTCTCAACGGTGCTGATCTTGCAGTGCTTCAAGTCAATCTTGCCGCCTTGCTTGTATCCACCAGCCTTGGCTGCGCTGATACGAGCGCCCAGCTTGTTCATTTCTGGTTCAATGTCACGAGCCTTGCGCTCATAGTCAGACAAATTTTGCTCACGGTCGGCGTAACGATAATTCTTACCGCCTTCGTAAGTTTTGGTCATCTCTGCATGACGCTTTTCAAGGTTGGGCAGGTCAGCCGCATCTTTCTTGGCGCGTTCTTTGGCCTCAACAGCCTCTTGTTGACGGCGCTTTTCCTGACGCTCCTCTGACTGTTCACGAGTCATGGGGTCGGTAATTGAAATGCGGCGGCCGGGATTCTTGGCGTTATGCGCCTCAGCCACGGCCTTGATCATTGACTTCAGATCGGACATGTTTGTTCCTTTACCAGCCGGGGCATTTCCAGCGTTTCAGCGATGCTTTTGCACGTTCGGCATCGCCTTTTGAGTGTTCTACAACACCGCTCATTCTGGCACAAAACGAGTCTTTTCGGGAGCCGCCTTGAGGCTGTGGAGCCTTTAAATGCGACCCAGTTTCACGGTTGTACTTGGCACGACCTTTTTCGGTCAGGCCAGCACCCTTGGAAACAGGCAACTTCTCACCGCGGCCAACAGCCAACGACACACCGCCTTCTTTCTTTTTGACGGTCTTCGCCGACTCTTTGAACGCAGCAGCCGTGGGCGCACCCTTAGAGCCGGGTTTACGCATCTTCTCACCAGAACCGTGAGCGATGCGCTCCTGCTTTGCGTGGATGTTGGCGTAAAGCCCCGGCTTGGCCATTACCAGCCACCTTTGCACATGGGATTTTCGTGGCAGGTCGAAACCTTGCCGCCATGCGCTTTGTGAGCGTGACGCTTTTCGCTGTAGGCGATGGCCACGGCTTGCTTAACAGGCTTACCAGCGTGAATCTCAGCCTTGATGTTGTGCTCAAAAGCTTTCTTGGATTTGGACTTGATCAAGGGCATGATTAACCTCCGGGTACGGTTAGGGTGTTATTGTTTTGGATCAGTTTGCCGGTCACGATAACACCAGCAGCAATTGTTCCCGTGTTAGTAACAAGTTGCCATTGAATGTCCGTTTTTTCGGCATACGCAAATGGGTCAGATGCTCGATTTGCTGTGTAAATTGACACAAACGGTTGTTGCAAAACAGTCAACTTGACGCCAGTTGTGTTGTTAATAGCTTGCACCTTGTAAGTCACAATTGTGCTGCCTGTATAGCTATTTGAAGTATTGACTTCAGCCAAGTCCAAATAGAACGTGTAGCCAGCAGGTACGGTGTAAATAGTGCTTTGTGACTTGGCAATACCAATGTTAATTTGCGCAACTATGTTGGAAGATTGCTTGAGTGTGATAGTACCAACATTGGTTGATTGGCCAGTGCCGGGAGATACCATCAACAAGCTATTAACGCGGAAATAACTGTTGACCGTCGTCACGCCAGTCACGCCATTCATCGCCAAGGTTTCAGACAATGGGTTGAAATTAGCATCCAAACCGCTGATTAAAATTTTGGCGCTTGTATCATCAGATGCAGATGTACTCACCAGCGTCAAAGTTGATGCTGATGTGATGTATGTGTAAGTAGTCGCATTTTCCCAAATTGGGATTGAAGTTGATGTCACCGATGGTTGGTAACCAAACAAACTGACGACAGTGTGACCTGAAATTTGCCCACGAGCAACTTGAAGGTCAAACGGCTCATAAGCCCCTGCACGAGTTACTGATGCAACGATTCCATTACTCATGATAATTCCTCAAAGAAGCAGGGGCCGAAGCCCCCGCTGTTTACTTAGCGCGTCCGCCGCGTTTACGTTGTGGGACTGATTTCTCAATCTCAGCAACGGTTCTGGGGTTAACAAAACCACGACCGGCTCCGGCATCTTTGCCGTAACCCATCAATGATCTTGCACCTTCATACAAGCGACTAGGAATGCTACGGATGGCTCGTGCCGTGTCCATATCGTCCTGATCGGGGCGCATAGCGGCGTCATAGGCGCCCTTAGAGGCGTCTACAAGGTCACCATCGGCAAAGTGATGCACCTTGCCACCCTTTTTGAAAGTACCAGATTGCAGGCTGTTGGCTACGGGGCGGCTAACGAAGTGACGAGGCATTTTTTCTGCCTTGCCTTGATCGTTAACATTCCCCCCCGTAGCGTAGGCTTTTTTTGTGGCATGCCCTCCACGCTTGTAGCCACCAGCATTGGCTTCTTTGACTTCACCAGTTTTGGTGTTGGTCTTGCCCTTGGGAGTGCCGTCCACGTTGTTGATGGCGAACTTCATTTCGTTGCCTTCAATAGCGCCACCAGTTGCCTTGTGGTGCATCTTGTGGTGAGCCTTGCCGCCGTGACGGAAACCGCCAGCGTTGTTCATGCGAACGCCGCCAGTGCCGTGAGCGCGGTCGCGTTCAGCTTCGTGCATCTCGGTGTTTTCAAAGTCGTGCTCATTGCCTTCAATAGTGCCACCCATGACCGTACGGCCGGGGTTCTTCTTCTTGTCGGTATCAGCAGGAATATCGCCGCCAGTTGCTTTGTGATGGACTTTGCCACCACGTTTGTAACCGCCAGCATTCTTTTCTTTGATCGAACCGGTGCCGTGGTGCTTGTCAGCATGGTCGCCGTCAACCACTTTGGTCTTAACGAAAGGTTTTTCGTCTTTTTCAATAGTAGTTTTGGTTTCGAACTTGTCGAGAGCCTTGCCAGAAGCTTTACCGCCTTCGGCTTTGTGATGAATCTTGCCACCATGTTTGTGATGTGCTTCTTTCATACCCAAAGACTCGTGGTGGTGCAGTTCTTTTTCCAACTTCTCGATATGTTTTTCCATACCAGCGTGGCCACCCTTTTTCATACCGGTCAAGGCCTTGCGGACTTGCATAGCACGAGCGGCACGAATGGCAGGAGCCATTTGAGCCAGTTTGGCTTGGCCCATAGCGGCCATTGGAGAGGCCATAGGGGCACCCATAGGCATCATGCCACCATCAGCCTTGTGATGAACCTTACCGCCGTGAGCGTATTGGTTGGGGTTCATTGCTTTACGGCGTTCGGCCATGGAAGGCTTCTTGGGGGCGTGACCATGTTCAGCGTGGCCGTGCATGCCTTCATGGTGCTTTGCAGCAGCATGGTGCATGCTGTGATGGCCGTGCTCTTCGTGGTGTTCCTTCTTATGGACTTTGCCACCCTTTTTCAGCTTCAAGATAACTGACGGCTCGTCAGTCATCATTTTTGGCATTTGGCTAAAGCCGCCAGCGTGTTTTGTAGCCATGAAAGCCTCCTATTAAGCTTGGGTCACACCCAAAGCGCCAGTGCGGGTTGCATTGGGGCCAGCAGCGATGCCGGGCAGTGCAATCACGACAACCAAACGCTTCACGCCGTTAGTGGCGCTAGAGGGGTAGTAAGTTCCACGCACATCGCCAGTTGACGAAGTTGCGGGGGTCGTCATGTCAGCAGCAGTAAATACGCTGGTGCCGCCAGTGTCGTTGGCCAAAGTATTGTTCCAGCCCACACGGACAATATAACCAGCGTCAAACACGCGCAAAGGCAAACCGAGGGTGTCGGTAGTACCAAACTGGATTGCTACTGGCAAAGAACCGTTAATAGCGATGCTGGAGATCTGGTAGAAAGCCTTCTTGCCAGACACGTTAGCAACAGCAGACGATGTCGTGCCGGTAGCAATCACTTCGGTCATTGCTTGGCCGTAGTAGTCGTAACCAGAAACGGTTAGATTGCGACTGGTGCTGATAGTGCCAGAAGCGGTGGTCAACTGAACTGCACGAGGTGTGTCCAATTGGATCACAGTCGTGCCATCGTTGCGGACATAAGTTTTGGTGTTAGTACCAGCAGCCAATGTCAAGTTACCAGCAGCGGCAGGCGTTTGAGCGGCTGCAATGTTGGTGTTGTTCAGAGTCTGAGGAACCACATCCCACACATATTCACGACCCAATGGGCCAACACCAACTTCCATTGGTGAAGGATCGCCCAGACCGGAATTGCCGGAGGCTGTGATTGTGATCGTGCCAGTAGCCGATGAGGATTGGCTCAGGGTATAAGTACCCGTGCCACCTGCACCAGACACAAAGGCCGTGATGTAAGAGTTGGCGGTGATACCAGTACCGGCGACGTATTGTCCCAGAACCAAAGAATCACCAGAATTCATCGCAGTAACGGTCATGGTGGTGCCGGTAACGGAACCAGTAATGATCGCTTCAGCGTTCGTGTTGTTTGTACCAATATAGCCTTGGGCAGTACCCAAGAACAGATCATCACTAAATTGAGGCATTTTTTTCTCCCTGTGGCTTGAACCACTCAGGTTTTAAAAAAGGGTGGGTTTTTAGGCCCACCCGCTTGC